GATAACTGATTGTTCAATTTGTTCGCGGTTATTCATTAGTGTCATCCTCCAATCGATCTAAAAATTCGTTAAACTCATTTGTTCCGTCTAGTTCTTCCATTCGCGACAGTATAATATCTGCAGTGCCTTTACCTCCTATATAGAGAGCTCCTATCCTGTTCGCTTTGCTCTCAGGGTGTAGTTCTCTAATTTTAAAACAGTAATGTTCGTATCTTCCAAGCAATTCATTTTTGACTGTGCGCCACATGTTCTCCAGCTCTTCGTTACGCTCTCTTAACTTAGCTATATCCACGATAAGCTCATCTCGTTGCTTCTTGTACTCTTCACGTTGTTTTCTCATCTTCTTCAACCTAGCGTCCATTACACCTAGTTGGACCCCTGTTTCATAGTTCATTCTGTTACCTCCAATAAATGTGATGATTCAAATATGTTGCCTTTAACCTCACAGTCATATCTAAGGAAGGATTTTATGTCTATATACTCAAAGTAATCATTTTCGGAGACTGCGCCCTCAAACATAAAATCTTTTAATTGAATACCATTTACAACATCAATAGATATTACTGCTCTATTAATTGTTCCTATTACAGATTCATCGTCTGGCATCTCTAATATTTCATCTTCAAACTCAACTATATCTCCCGCATATATTTCGTTGTTGTTTTTGTCTTTAAGTCCTGTACTTTGCATAAGTTCTACATCTTTGAAATCTCTTGCGTGTATTAAAGCTTCTGCTTCCGCGTAGTTTTCATAGTGAACTTCATTCTCGATGAAGTCGAATCCTACAACATCGTGTATTCTTCCTGTATATTCGTCCCACACTCGATATTTAGGCATCATTCTACTACCTCCACTTTTTCTACTTCTATGCTTGCAGTTTTGAATGGGAGCTTTTTACGAGTCAGTTTTAATACCGTATTCGTGGCTTCTTCCTCATTCGTACTTTGCACAAAATAATGCTTTTTTAATTTATAATTACATTTAGACGCTAAGAACTTGATACAAAGACTTACTTTATAGGTTTGCATCATTCTACCAACTCCCCATCTTTCCAAATCAATGTCATCGTCATGTCATCGTTTAAGATATAGAATGCTTTAGTAGGAAAAATATTGTCGTCTTCAAAACGTTCGTTCAAACTGATACCTTTGTGTAATGCGGATTTATAGACTCCTTCTTGAATCTCATATACCTCTAACAACCTATCAAACTTAGTCTCTTCCGTTACTTCTTTTTCAATATCAACTATGAAGGGGATATCAATTGGAATAAAACTTGACGTCGAACACTTATTTGTATTTGGATGAAAACGAACGAATCCATCACTAAATCCTGTTGAAAAAAATATTTTTCCTTGTGATAGATCCGGATTTTCTCGCGCCCATTTAATTAATTCATCTAATCTCATTTCTTTTTTAACTTTGATTTTCATTGTTATATCTCCTCTTGAACAGTAAATTTATCGTTAATTGATACATATCCAGTCACATTACATAAGATGCTATCAACATGAAAAGTCACAAAACAGTTGCGCTCAACATCATTTGAATAGAATCTTTTATTACCTGATAACTTGGGGTTATCCCAAGCCCATTGGATAAGTTCAGGTAAATTCATTTCTTTTTCAATTTTGATTTTCATTGTTTCCGCCCTTTTAAAATAAAGTTAGTTGCTTCTGTTCCTCATATTCCAAATCACTGTTGCTTTATATATGTTTCAAGCTCTTCCGCTGTATCAAATGTCTTTTTCACGCCTTGCCAACCTGGCACGATATGCCCATGAAAGTAATAAGTGCCGTTCACTACATGGATATGTGCCACTCGTTCGTTATCCTGATACAGATATCTCTTAGATCCGAAAAATTGGTTTAAGTATTCTTTACATGCGCTATCGGTTTTAGGCATTTATGCTTCCTGCCATTTCTTAAACATTTGGTTATAAGTAGTATCAAACCAGTACGGATCACGTGAATGTTTTTGAGGCACATTAAACAAATGTGGCTTCTTTCTTCTTAGCTCTGCCTCTTTCTTTCGTTCTTTTTCCAATTCGCGTTCGAGTCTCGCTTGTTTAACCTTTTCCATTTGTTTCATTTCTCTATATTCTTTTAGGTGCATACCATAGGGCGCATCTAAAGCTTCTGAAAACTCCCAACAACCTCTTACACGTTTAGAAACAATTCCAGCATTTATCCCTCGCTTTGACATTAATTCTCTTTCAAAATTATTAAATTTATATGGTTTGTTATTAATAATTACAACACTGCCCATTTATTCCACCTCTATATTTACGTTTCTAATTTTCAAATTGTCATACTCTAGTAATTCATCCGGATTGTTATATAAGTAATCTGCCAGCGATTCTTTTTCTTTATCCACATCATCGAAATGCTGATATTCAACTTCTGTAGTTATCCTTATATCAATCGTCGCGTTTATATATGCTTGTTGTTGCATTAAATCACTTCATTTCTCTTTTTCTTTTACGTCTGACTTTCACTAAGTCTTCATATACCATCCATTCTTGACCTGTGTACTTAGGTGCTTTACATATCCAATTGAGTTTTATGTTTCTATATTTATGTCTGAAAATTTTAGCTTTAAGTTTTGCTACTTCGGTTGGCATACCTTTAATGTCGATAACTTCAATCAGTTTGCCATCGAGATATAACGCGAAGTCTGCAATATATTCAATCTTTCGTTGTTTATCTAATTTTGGTAATAGTTCAAATTTCGGTTGTAGTTCGATATGATCATAATTAGTGCCATTCATATTACTTTCTAAATATTGGTAATATTCACACTCTACTTTGCTATCAAATACAATCCCTTTATACTCAACTTTCTTAGCGTTGTATTTACTCATTGTGCCACCTCTAAATATCAAATATCGTTGCTTGTAAACCCAGCTCTTGCTCATATAGAAGCCCGTGAGCACCTTTGAAGCGTTTTAGGTCACTATCAGTCATAATTTTCTTTTCGTCGCTGAAATGAGCTCCTGTGAGCGAATAAACTTCATTTACGTTGTCGTTATACTTGATGACCTTAATATCTTCCGTGCCATCTTCTCGGTATAAGTAATATTTTTCTTTCGGCATTTTTAACACTCCTTAATGTGTGTTTTCTTCCAGTTGATTTCATTCATAATTTTCTTTTCAACTTTGTCGTAATCATCGAAAGGCGATAACTCGTTATTGTCCAACAATCTATTGACCGCCCAACCAGTCTCGATATATACATTTGCTACAATCGGGTCGCTTTGCTTTGTCTCTTCATACATCGATTTCAATAAGCTTTTGAATTGCATTATATTCATGTGAAAAACCTCTGAGTCTTCTTGTAATACTCAAATTCAATTATTCCGGTTTCGCCGTCTTTGTTTTTGGCTATGTTACATTCAACAATAGATTTGCCAGTGATACTGTCATCTTCGTCACGGTTATAATAATCATCACGGTAAAGTAGCATTGCTAAACTCGCATCTGCCTCTATTCCGCCTGATTCTTTCATGTCCGATAGCATTGGTCTTTTATCCTGTCTAGACTCGACACCACGATTCAGTTGTGAAAGTAGTACGATGATTGCACCTGTCTCGTTAGCGATTATCTTTAAGTCACGTGATATCTTTTCTACTGCTACACGTCTATCAACTTTCGCATCAGTATCCATCAGTTGAAGGTAATCTATAAAAATAACTTGTTGCCCGTCTGAATGCCTCATTGCTTGTGCTCGCACATCTTGCGGTGTGATATTACTTTTATCAGAAATATCAATGCCTAATTTCATGATTTTATCCATCGCATTCGTTAACTTTGTTAAGTCATCCGGCGTTAAGTTCCTGATTTCTTTTATCTTTGTTAACTCAATACCAGTAATTGTTGATAACATACGTTTCAATACCGATGTGCCGGTTGTTTCGAGACTAAAGAAAGATGTTTTGTATCCATTTTGTGCTATGTTCAGCATCATGTTTAATGCAAAACCTGTCTTACCCACTGAGGGACGCGCTGCGATGACGATTAATTGTGATGGTTCTAATCCCCCTATTTTGTAATCCATTAGCTTGTAACCCGTCTTAATTTGCTTCTTAGGGCTATCGCTGTATAACTCTTCAACAAACTCCTCAACAAACTTCTTGGTTCCATCTTCTTTTTTGTTAGTAATTGTTTTTAAATCCTTGAGTTCATCAATCAAGTTGTTAAAGTTTTGGTTCGTAGGTTGTTGTTTGAACTCAGTTACTAATTCGTTAGCTTTGTTGAGCTGATAACTTTCCAATAATTCTTGTTGATAACGTTCAAAGAAGCCGTATCCAATGAAATCGGAGTTGTAAAGTTTAGTTATAGTATCTGCATCTAAAAATTCTTTATCTTTAGTTGCTTTTAAATAGATTTCTTGATGATCTATCTTTCCGACGTCCATTACATAATTGAAAAAGGTTTTAAACTTTTCGTTCGTAAACATGTAATCTTTAACTCTTATCTTTTCTAATACGTCCGGTTGTTTAAGTAGCGTAGCGATTATTGTACTTTCAATTTCGAATTGTCCGTAATTCATTCGTTTTCGCCCCCAAATTCTGCCAACTTATTCATGAACTTATCTAGCGCTATTTTTCTTTGTCTGACATATTCGGGGTCATTCTGCATTTTCCATTGGTGTGTAGCGGTTTCGTTATCTACTGGCTCGATAGATACTTTTTTAGGTTCCTTACGCATGATTGCTGGTAAGTTAGGCGGGTACGGGTTGTTACTGTTGATATAAACATCTACCGCTTTTACAGTTGGTTGATAATCTCCATTTTGACTTAATACATCAATCCACATTTCTAACTTCGGTTTATCAAAATCAATGTTGTATACGTACCTAACTTTTTTAATAATTTCTAATGCTTGTGTTTTGCTCATCGGCATTAGTCATCACTCAATTCTTTTTCCATTTGTGCAATGACATCATCAGTAGTATTTTTTCTAGGTGCTATTTTATTTTCTGCATCTTCTTTTGTTTTGACATTCTCTTTAGCCCAGTTGTTTAAAACTTTAATTAAATAGCCACCATGCGCACTTTTGCTTTTAGTGTACTCAACACCTACTTTTACAACTTCAAAAGCGTTTGTACCTATATCATCAATAGCAAACCCTAATTGTTCCATTTGATTAGGTGTTAACTTATCATCCAAATTTGCAATTATATATTTTATTGAAGATGAGAAGACGGCTTCTCTTTCTTCTTCTTTATTCTTATATTCTTCTTCTTTTTCTTCTTCTCTTTCTTCTTCTTCTGTATCGTTACATAACGTTACGGTAACGTTACGTTTTGCTTCTAGTAACTTTTTCTGTTTCTCACGATAGCGTTGTTGTCGCAATTTATTTTTTTCTTTATGCTTAGCTTTGCTATCTAAGCTTTGATGCTTCTCCCAGTTTGTCACTTTTATGACACCATTAACTTTTTCAATCATGCCCAATGTCTCAAAAGTTTGAATTGCTAACCTTATTGAGTTAATAGGTCTATTAAATTCATTTGCTAACATTTCTTCGTTGTACGGCAAGTTTTCGGATAGCATAATATAACCTTGTTCATTGTACTTTCCTGATAAAGTTAGTAACTTAACCCAAATAGTTATGATCGTATCTCTTTCGGGTAAAGCTTCGATATATTTGATTTTGCTGTCATCAAACATGCCAACTTTAAGTTTTATCCACGATACTTCTCCCATTGTTTTCTCCTTTCAGCATTTTGTTGAGCCTCTCATCAACTTTTATCCACGAGTCATGCAAGTGATATTTATCATCAAACGACTTAACGCCAATCGCATGTTGCTCGTTATGATGTTCGCGACATAACGCTAATACATGTTTGTTGTAGTGATTCATTTTGTTTCTGTTCATTCCTCTGCTGACTGCTTCATAATGCGCTAGGTCTGCGTGAGGCTTTCCACAAATTACACAGTTGCGGTTAACAGTTGACCAGTATAAGAGCGATTTATCTTGTTTCAGCAAGTCGCTTGTTTTGTAGCTAAGTGGTATGTCATTGTAGAACGTCCAGTCAAGCGTTGCTTCAATGATTTGACTTGCTTGTGTTCTCGTACAATTACTTAGTGAAATACGTTCATCATAGCCGTAGTAAGTCCTTACATACTCGATGAACATATGTCGCATATAGTCCATTGGTTGACCTGTATATTCTTCTATGTCTTTGACAAGCGCGAATATTTTTCGTCGTTGCTTGCCGGTAATTTGAAACGGATCTATGACGCTTACATCGACTTCCACATCAAATCCGTTATCAAGTAGTAATGTTTCTTTATTGCCTAATTCAACACCCGAGATGACAACTGTTGTTGTACCGTCATCTTGAGTGATATAACTAGTAATTATTGGCATCTAATCATTCCAATCAGAACGGTAAGTCATCATCAGTAATCGCAGTGGTATTATCAAAAGGATTATTACCAGTTTGAGTTTGTCTGTTTTGTTGTTGGTTGCTAGATTGACCGTTGTTTTTACGTTCAACGAAAGTTATATTGTTGACTGCGATGTCTGTAATAAACACTTTCTGTCCTTGATTATTTTCATAACTACCGGTTTGTATTGAACCAGTAATGCCAATTTTATTACCTTTAGTAAAGTTATTAGCGATGATTTCAGCAGTCTTACCAAATGCAACACAACGAATGAAGTCTGTTTCATATTCGTTCGTTTGTTTATTTTTGAATAATCTCTGTACTGCAATTGCAAAGTTAACTACGTTGTTGTTTTGACCTTTTAATTCTGGATCTGCCACTAGGTTCCCAATTAAATTTACTGTATTCATTATTCAATTCCTCCAAGCCATTTTTTTATCTGTTGTCTGGTTACATTGATTTGGTTTTTGTTCAGTGTTTCGACGTTCATTTTTTCTAATTTGTTAATTTGTTCTTGGTGTTTTTCAGCAAATCCACTTTCTTTAGCTATGGCTATAAAATCATTTGCTTCTTTAGTTAGCATGTCTTTAAGTTCTTGACTTACTGCTGAATATTTATCTTGTTTTTGTTTTGCGTCTGCGTCATCTTCATCGGTTGGGATGTTAAAGAACTTCATTAAGAAATAGCGTTCAGCATAAGTTAACGCTGTTCCATGTGCTTGTGAAATATCATTTTGTTGACCGTAAGCATGATAACTAACTTCATACTGTTCTTCTGGTTTATCAGCATTAATCCATGTATAATTCAAATCCATTTCAACTATGAATTCTGTCACTTCTTGACCTTTTTTGTTTTTAAAAGTATGTGTTGTCCAATTTTCATTTGACGTATTGGGGACTAGCAATAAATTATGTTCAATCATCTTTTCTCTTATTCTGTGTAATATTTGAGATCCTGAAACATACGAAAAGTTATATCCCTTAGTATCTTTTGTGAAGCCCGCAATATTCGCTTTAACATCCGCTATTTTTTGGTATAAATTAAGTTGTTCAGTCATCTATTCTCCCACCTTTACCGTGTATGATGTTGGTTTCTCAACAATGCTAGCACCCTCTAAAACTTCGCCGTTTGCGTCAATTAAAGTGCCGTTTTCAGTTACATTGAAATCTTTCTTAATGTCTGATTGGCTAAGTTTTTTAGTTACCTTTACATAGTTGTCAAAACCTCGTTGCTCAAGTTGTTTAATAACTTCTTGCTCATTGCTAACTTGAATGACTTTTGAACCTTTTCTGGCTGTCACTTTTCCGTAAGGTGTATTCAACTTGAATTTGCTATCTTGTTCTTTTTGTATTCTGAAATATTCAATTACAAGGCTTTGTAAATATTCTTTGCCACTCTGTAATTTTTCTACTTCTTTATCTTTCCATTCGTTTATGCGTTCAATTTCTTTATTTGCTAACTCGTTGATTTCATTCTCTTTAGTTGTGATTGCATCTAGTTTCTTAAAGACCCAGTTAGCACTGTCTAAGTCTGTTACTTTGAATCGGTCGTCTTGTTCAAATGTTTCTAGTTCTCTCTCTTGTAATTCATTCACTTTTCATGCCTCCTACCATTTCATGACTAAGTTAATTAGTCTGTCCTGTTCGTCTGTGTTCTCTTCAATCCATTCATCTATCGCTTGGTTGAATAAGTCTGATGCCATATCTAAGTCATTCTCATCTACGACATAAGCATGTTTAATTGGTACGTTGTTCATATCTTTAACTTGTATTGATATGCCCATATGACCTTTTAAAATAAATAGCTTAAAATCGAATCCGTTAACATGAATATTTTTGCGTATCATATCGCCTATTTCGTAATACACCTTGACTTCCTCCGTTTTTCGTTTTATATTTAACTTGAAATTTTTCTTAAGTGCTTGATACTGTTACTTGTTGGCGCAAGTAGCAGTTTTTTTATTCTTCATAAAAGTATTCCTTATAGAATATGAATGTTGCGATACTTGCGAATCCCGCAATTGACCATGCTGTAGTGAAGTATAGAAACGGCATGAGTACAATCGCTAAAACTGTGAAGCACAGTACTGCTAATAGATAGCTTTTATAAGTTTTACTCATTTGATAACTCCTCCTATAATTCGTATTCATTAATCATTAAATTGGTACCGATAAATTGAATAGCTTTGTCAATTTTTATATAACGCTTTTGTCCTCGACCAAATCTGTACATGCATTCTTTTTGAAACTCTTTGTTCGAGTAGACTTTTTTCTCTAGATCATCTTTTGAAATGCCACTTATTTTTACAAACGCATTTGCGTCTGCATATCCGATGTATTCCATATTCAGCCTCTCCTATATTTCGTTTTAAAATTTCATTTCAATTTGCTTGATTCTGTATAAAGTAGCTTGTGACGGGAACCAATTAGCAATCATTTCAATTACATCGTCGAAATGTTTTTGTCTTACGTTCGTTCTTGAACTCGCACCAGTCATCTTTTTCACTTCTGAATTAATATCCCTGAATAATTCGCTACGTTGTTTTTGGTTTGTTATCGCATGTAGTCTTTGTATATGAGCTACTCTTTGATTGATTGTTCTAGTTAAGAAATTGTAGTCTCCCGCATCCAATTTTTGATTTTCTTTCAAATCAATAACATCATCTTTTACGTTTTTAATTTCTTGTTTAGTTTCTTCTGTAGCTTCAAACATTAATCTCAATGCTTGCATTGGGTCGCTAGGCACTTGGTACGCTCCGGTTTTTCTTAAAGTTGGTAAAACTTCCGAAGTTACCCAGCGTTTGAATCGTTTTGCATTTTCTAATTTGCTAGAAAAGATTAAACTGTATAGTCCTGATTCGTTGATGATCGTTACATTTCTGTTTTGACCTGCCGTCGCGATTTGCGACGTCAGCTTATCTTCTGCATCAACATGTTTTGACAAAGCATCTCGTCCGTTTGCATATCCTAAAATGTCAGCAACATCTTTCCCTATAAAATATGGTTCTCCATCAACTTCTAATGTCCTTACTGGTAATTCTTCAAAATTAAATGTTTGTAATTCTTGCATAATGTTTATGCTCCTTTCGTGTATAATGTTGTTATCAACCTAAGGAGGTGATAAGTATGAAACTTCTAGTTACTTTAAAGGATGGTTCAAAAAAACATGTTTCGGATTTAAAGAAAATTGTTTTTCCAGGATATGAAGGAATTGAAACTGTTACAAAAGAGGAAATCGAAACATTTTTTCTAGACCCTACTAAAACTTATGTGTTTGTTGGATCTCAAACTCTAAGTGTGGAGGCAGGGCAAATCCTTACCGTTGAATTTAGCTAACCTTTTTCAACAACTCTGCAACTGCTCGCAACAGTTCAGGGTTGTTGTTTCTTTCTAAACAGTAACTAGCATGCTTGAGTAATTTGAGTTTTAATTTATTTTTTTCTTTCGCAATTCTAAATTTTTGTAACATTTGTTGTTCCTCCTTTATTCGAAATCTTCGATAGTTAATTCTGAAACTCTCTTTTCATAGATGTATAAATAATAGTTTTTGATTTCTCGATAAACTTTTGCTGCTAGGTTGTATTCACTTTCACTCAAGTCTGAATTAAGTGTCACTCCAAAAATTGATAATGTTAATTTTCTAATATGGTCATGAACATCTTGTACATAAGCTTTTTGATGAATTGATTCGAAGCCATGCTGATACTTTTTTAGCGGAATCGGATGATTGAGCTTCCTCAATCTTCCTAGCGACAAATCTTTTGCGAAATTGAGTTTTTTATTGATTTCTTCTAAATCGTCATTATTGATTCTTACTTTACTGAAAATTGCACCTGAGCTGATTGGTTTCTCGCCTTTTATAGCATTTCTAACTTCTTTCGCTATAATTTCTTTCAACTCTTCTTTGGTTAACGTGATTTGTTCCATTGTGTCCTCCTTTTAAGATGTTTGTTTTTGTTATGTTGACATTTTGGAAACTCTATAAGTAAAAAAAATACCGCACTTATCTTGTGGCAATTCTAGTACTTCAATTACTTTTGCTAAATCGTCAACATTAATTCTAATATGCCCGTTTTCTTTTTTTGAATAAGTTCCTGGTGTCATTCCTAATTTTTTTGCCATATCAGAAATCGAAATACCTTTAGCAATGCGTTCAGCTTTCATTCTTTTGACGTTGAACTCATACATTTGCTCACCTCCGTTTTTTGAAGTTAACTCAATACTAAACCTAAGTTTCCTAATTGTCAACAAAAATCTCGAAAAATATTTTTTATTCTTTTAAAATGCTAGTTGTTTCCTATATGGAAAAGTGTTATTATACTGTTATAAATAAAACGGAGGTAAATTTGAAATGAGAACTTCAGCGGAAATAGGTAAATTAATCAAACAACTACGAAAAGAGAATAATGTGAATTTAACTGATTTTGCAACTAAGATAGGTGTCAATAAATCTACCTTATCCCGATATGAAAACGGTAGCAGAAAAATACCTATGGAGGATATAGCTGAGATTGCCAATGCATTGAAAGTTACCCCAGAATATTTACTATTAAAAAATAGACAAACAGAAAACGAAGTACAACATCGTGCAGCTCATTTAGAAGGAGAATTAACTGATGACGAGTGGCAAAGAGTTTTAGATTATGCAGATTATATAAGAAGTAAACGTAAGTAAAGGATGTATCAGATGGGATTATATGAAGAAACTTTAATACAACATGATTATATTGAAATAAGAGAGGCTGATGTACTTCCAGATAATTTAGACGGGGTATGGTTAGGAGATTTAATTTTAATAAAGCGTGGTTTATCAGATAGAGAAAAAGCAGGAATTCTCTTCGAAGAATTAGCGCATAATAAACTTACATACGGTGATATAGCCGATTACTCGAATTTCAACAATCGCAAGTTCGAAAATTACGCAAGACGACACGGCTTTATCTCAGCTGTACCGCTACGCGAAATTGTAGAAGCTTATAATTATGGCGTACGCAACTTGTATGAGTTGTCTGAGTATCTACAATTAAGCGAAGAATACATATTAGAAGCAATAGAACAATATAAAAAGATATATGGTATTGGAACTCACTATGGCGAGTATTCTATTACATTTGAGCCGTTGAGAGTTTTTAAATATAAGGAAATATAAACAAAGGAGAAATGAACATGAAAAGATTATTAGGTTTACTATTAGCAAGTACGTTGGTGTTAGGCGCATGTGGTAGTAACGACGGCGATAAGAAAGAGGAAAGCAAGAAAACGGAAACGAAGAAAGAGAACAAAGATAAAAAGAAAGAAACTAAAGAAAAAGCAGAAGCTAAAAAAGAAAATGCTAATCAAAACGATAACAATAATCAAGTAAACAACGAGAACAACACAAACATTAACAACAATCAACAAACCAATAACACATCTAAGCAACAGGTACAGAAGAATCTTCCAGCTACCAATAATGGACAACAAGCACAACCACGCGACCCAAACGAACCTAGTTACGAAGAATATTTAAATGCTAAAAGAGCCACTGAAGAAATGGAAAATAATCCGGACAAAAACCAACATGCTGGAGGTGGTCCAGGAATGTCGTTAACACACCCTAATCAATCATATGATAGTTTTAGAAAAGAAGTAGGAAAAGCAAGAAGTGAAGCAATAGTTGTTCAACAATAAAATTTCGGGTAGCTCGCCTACCCTTATTATTTTTTGCCAATTTTGAGGAGGAAAAGTAAAATGGCGTCATTTACAATTACAAAAAGGAAGAATAAAGCAACAGCATCTTGGCAGTACGACGTAAAACATCCGTCTTTCAAATCAGGAAAGAAAAGAAAGTCAGGATTCAAAACTAAAGCTGAGGCAACCAACGCTGCTCAACAACTGCTTAGAGATTTGGATGATGGAAACAATTTAGATGAAAATAAAAAGTTTGAAGAATATTACAATGATTGGTTAGATTCAAAAAATAAGAAACATGTCGCTTCACAACAATTCTATTGGTATCAACGTTCATTAAAATTATTTAACGAATATTTCGGGAGTGATTTTTTAATAAAAAACATCAAACGTTCGGAGTATCAAAAGTTTTTGAACGAATTCGGTCGAGGTCGTACTAATGAAACGGTTCGTAAATTAAACAGTTGTTTATCACAATGCTTCAGAGATGCAGTATATGAGGGCTATTTAAAGAAAGACCCTAGCTATCAAATAGATATTCGTGGTACAAAAAAATCAAAAGACGAACACTCTAAATTCATCACCATAGAACAATACTTGCAATTGATAGAATACTTTAAATCTAGAGACGAATCGAGTTATATTTTTTTATTCATCCTAGCTATCACTGGTGCAAGATACAGCGATGTAATTAATATGTTGCCTATCGATCTAAACGAAAAAGAGGGTACAATACATCTTCGTGGAACAAAAACAGTTAACGCGGACAGACTTGTGGAGGTACCAAAAAAGGATATACAACATATTAAAGCTAAATTATCAAAATTACCAAAACGTACAGATAATAAGTTGTTTAAATTGAGTCATAATGCCGTTAAAAAGTCATTTAACCATGCTAAGAGTCAAATAGGACTAAATGATACTAAAATAACACCTTATTCATTAAGACACACGCATACATCTTTCCTACTTTCTAAAGGTATACCTATTGAATATATTAGCAAAAGATTAGGCCATTATAATATATCTATAACTTTAGACACCTACTCTCACTTACTTGATGAACATAAAAAAGAGCAAGGTCAACGTGTCAGAAAATTATTTTCTTGACACATATTTGACACTTGCTAGATTAAAACCCCATTAAATCAAGGTTTCCAAGCATATTTT